TTTCTTCTGCTCTGAGGTCATTAACGGTTTTCTGTCATCCTTACGAACGCCCCACTTCATACCTAAGACCCCGTAGTGTTGAAGAAAGTCGTCTACGTCTTCTCTTTGATCTATCATTCGAATGACTCCTTATTGGCCTTGTATGCAACATATGCGTCCATCATTGCAGCAACGTTATCGATTTTGGCATCCTGACGCTTCTTAAGAAGTTTACGATTACCGTTTGTGTCTTCGAGAGTAATAGAGTTACCCATAGCGAAAGTCATGATCGACTGATCAAATAACAGCATTCTTTCTTCGCTGAGAATCTTAAGCTCTCCAAGAGGCACAGACTCCGTTCTAGCGCCCTGAATAACCTTCTCAATACCAAATGGGCCATTCTCGGCTTCATAGCGTGTAAGGAACTCTTTTGCGTTGTATGGGTCGAAACCAAAGCTTCTAACCTCATACTCATTAACCCGCAGGAAATTATCCAGATCTTCATAGACTTCCATCATGTCAAGAACAGTACACTCGAGTACGTGTAAGCTTCCTTCGTTAATGAACTCGTCATACTTCATACGCATTGCTCCGGGGAGCTTCTTAAGCGTCAAAGACGAAATATAACTTCGAGTTTTGACTCCGAAACTTCCGTCTGCAAGCGGAAAGAGTAACGTAAATGCACAGAAGTCGTCACCCTGTGACATATCAGCGCCAAGAGAGCATGCCATCTTCCAGAAAGTCTTCGGGCGGTGAGGTAAAGTCTCTTCATAGGTAAAGAAATACGTATAACCCTCCATTGGAATGCCAAAACGCTTTGCTAAAATATCGTTTCGAGACGCTGGCGCTTTCTCCGCACGCTCGACATCCTGTTGGTATGTCTCATAGGTTACTGTATAGCCCAAATTAGGCTGTGCCTTAAGCCACATTGATGGGTCAGAGACTTCGTCAACCGAGTCAAGTTTGTAATGCCAGATAGACACGTGCGGGTTGTAATAGTCACTTTTGAGAATATCGGCTAGTTCCATCTTAAGTGTGTCACCGGCACCGTTACGAACCGTACCTTCAGAACTAATTGCAACGATCAAATACTCTGCGTCGTCCTTAGAGGCACCCTGCTCAATTGCACCGATCACATCTTCTCGAATATCACCAGATAACCACTCGTCGACCGTTGAGATCTTAGGCCGCAATCCCTGAAGTTTATTAATCGACATTGGGCGAACCTCAAGGATAGAACCAGTTAAAAAGTTCTCAATACCTTTCTTAGTTGACGCCAGCTTAACTCGATTAACTCGAGAGCCTGTAGTGTTCTGGAGTGACCCCTCCGTAAGGAACTTGAATAAGGGTCCTCGCGCGCGTGTGATAGCCGTCCGTAAAGGAGACATTACTTCGTCGGCCTGCTTCATGGTTGGTGCAGTGCTAATCTGGTGCGTTGTTGACGTATCTACATTCAGGAAATATGCTTGAATGCATTCGGCGTACATCGACTTGGCTCCGCCTCGAGCCACAATGAGATACTGTTTAGTTACTAATCTTTTAAGAAGTTGTTTGGTTACGTATTGTCCACCATGATTATCCTTTGTTGGAACGTAGACGCTTCGCTCGACATAATAATACCAGCCAAATATCGCTTCAGCCCATAACTTGAAGGTGTCTAATAAATGTAGATCGCTACCATCAGTAAGAGTTAACTCGCTTTCGCAGTATTTTATAAAGCCCTCGACTGCGTTCTCATCATAGTAAAAACCTCGGTTGGCGATTAACTCGTCAATGCGATTCATCTCTAATGTAACTTCTTTGTTGACTGGAATATCCCCACGAATGACCGCGTCGCGGAACTCCCCGTAATACTTCGGTGTTGCTTTGTTTGAGAGTCCCACGATCCACCTCGTTTCTACTTTTTTTTGTCTTTCACTGTAGCCAGATCGGCAGCTATTCGAGCTTTACCTTTAGCAAACTCTGTACGAAGACTATCAAGCGATGGCGCCTTTTTGGCTGTGTTGATTACATTGGTAGCTACCCCGACAACCTCTAATGTTGTCTTCGTAGCAGCCATTCCTTTTTTAAGATTTGATGGGTTTAGACGAGAATAGTTCTGCTCAAGATTCATTCTCGTGACTAAAACTTGCATCTCCTCGTTTGAAAGGCTTTTGGCCTTTTTACGTTGTAAATCTCGAGCCTGTGTATAGTCTTCTGATGCTTGAGCCTTAATTTTAGGAGCAGTTTTAGACTTACGCTTATAAGTCTTTTTAGATTTAGCCCTAGTCTTAGACGCGGCAGCAAGTGCTTTTTCGCTTCTTGTTACTCCCCACTTCATACCTAAGACACCATAGTGTTTTAGGAAGTCGTCTACGTCGGTCATACTACCACACCTCCTTCCGATGCTAATGAACAAAGACGCCACTCAAGTTCTTCTGCGAGCTTGTTATATGCCGTGATTGTAAACGATGTTGGTGGGGTGTCAAAAACAAGTCGAGTCTTGATATAGACATAGTTTTTAACCATTGATTGCTGTATGGGGTCTGGAACAAAACTATCCCATACATAAGTTCTGTCAGTGACAATAAAACCAGCTGCTGGGCCGACACCAAGTTGGTTAAGTGTTGCAAACGCAGCATTGATGTGCATTTTTACATCGAGATCAAACCCGACATACACCGGATCAAACCCAATAAGTTTCTTAATTGAATCGAGAATACTTTCGACTTCTGATGGAACAAGAGGCTGCGGTTCAGTCATGTTTTCACTCCCATTTTGATTACTCTAATAGCTTGACTTACAGCGCCTTAAAGTTTGCATCATTTGCTCGTTTGAGTGCCGCCTTCATGTTAGGACCATAGACGTCGTCGCCTTCGTAACCCCAACGCGTACGAAGCCATAGGGCAAGACCTCTGTTCAAGGAGTTGCCATACTTCTCTTGGAGGAAGCGGTCGAAACCGTCCTCTGAAAGAGGTCCCCAGTCATTGTCAATTGCTGTTGCTAGTTCAGGAGCAGCGTACATCGCAGAGACCTTCTGTAGACCACGGACATCATTGAGTCCAAATTTATTATGTGCTGCGTGCGACGGCGAAGGCGTTGGCGCAGGCGTTGGCGCAGGCGGTGTTGACTGATCGAATGAACCATTCCACTCGAAATGCCACGGCTCGACAAAGTTAAAACTAAGGCCTGCTGGCAGGAAGCCGTATCCTGGAGCACGGTTTGCCATCCAGTTCGAACGCACAGTCCCTGCGTACTGAACACCTTGGTCTGGACCCGAATCACGAAGATCTAGCGCGCGAGGACCTTTAGGATTTCCATCTTCATGCTGCGACGTTCCTGGCTTTGCTGCTTTATAACGAGGACTGTTGTACAACTCTGTCTGTCGTGCCGTAGTGCGCATGCCACTGGTAATGAGAAGTTCGAGACCAAACTCCTTCTTGAACGCTGCAGCCATAATCTCAAACGCAGCGGCTACAGAAGTCTCAACTTTCTCGCCATCAATTGTTACATAGTTATAAGTAGTCATCTTAATCTCCTTGTTTTACGAAATGGAAGAGCGCTCACCAGAGATTAGTGTCTCCTGGGTGTCTCTTTACGAATGGGCGAGCGAGAAGTTTCTCATCGCCATAGTGAATTGCGTTGTGCGTTCTATGTGTTGTCGAAATCAAATATCGAGGATCAAGCGTCGTGTAATCACCATGTATGATTTCTTTTAAAGTCATTGGGTTAATATGGTGTATGATGATTTGATCATGAATCTCGTATCCTTCGACCCCGAGATCGCAGCCGTTGTCTCTCGCAATTACTTGGTTTCTGGCTTGGCGCCATTCTCTGGATCGATAAAATTGTTGATTAACATGCCGATCATACCCAAAGGTTGACTCGCCAACTTCGCCTCTTAGTTTAAGATAGTGATATCGTTCTTCAAAAGTTTCTAAACGACGAATTTCGGAATATGTCCTACGCATCTAAGTCTTCCTCCTGCTCGTCGCCTTTGTACGAACGCATCGCTTTGAGAGCGTTGGCATAAAGTTCTTCGCTGTTCTTGATAGACTCCATGCCTTTGATGCGTGCTTCGATTAGTAGGTTCTCGCCTTTTAGTTTTTCACGCTCAAGATTCTCACGGACACTTCCTAGTTTTAGAAAATGAGTTATTACCTGAGAGGATGCGCTTCCCCCAGCAAGTTGCGTTTCGGCGAGACCTACAGCTAAAGAAATAAGTTGATTCTCTCGAGCCTCTATCGTAGTGGCCGGTGGCCGCTTTGGTTTCGCCGACTCGGAACTTTTCCGAGAAGAAGCCATAGTGTTCACCTCCACTATTCTCTATGTTTGGTTGGGTATAGGGTGGCTTACGATATAGGACGCCAGGACTTATGCCCCACTTAAGAGGCCCTCTGAAAGGAGATGGGCAGATGAAACCCGTTTTTGTTGTAAGTCCTGACGCCTTATACCGTAAGCCACCCTAACTTTTTGATGGTTGAAAAATGAACTGGCCAAGATAAGAGCATGCCCCGTTGACATAATATACCTTGGACCACCCACCGTTTTCTCCCCCGGGGCATTTTTTAAG